CGATGGCCGCGTCGGAGTTCATCAGGACACGCCAGACGAACCCACCGGCCACGGTCGTCGCGATCAGGGCGACGGACTGTCCGGCTGCCGAGAGCGTGATGGTGGTCGCACCGGCCACGTTCAGGCCACCAGCGACGGTGACCACACGGTCACCGACCGCGTAGACGGAGCAAGTCATGACGATGATCTGACCAGCGAAGGTCGGGATCGCCATGGTGTTCGTCTCGGCGGCGCCCGTCTGGATGTCGACCGAGGCGTTGCCCGTCACGGGGATGGCGTTTCCATTTCCAGGATCGGCAACGACCGGGATGAGCGGGGTCGTTCCGAGGACGCTGGAAGCACCCAGGGCACCGACGACGCTGAAGGCACCCGTGTGCGTGGTCGTCGCCGCGATGGCGCAGACACCCGCACCGGTCATGCTGAACAGGGTGGCGGCGGAGTTGTTCTGAAGCTGGAAGTCCGTCGCCCCCGTGTCCGTTCCGCAGCGCAGGATGGTGCTGCCGAGCACGTCAGTGTTGTCGAGTACCCAGTCGTTCGAGGCAGAGACGTAGGTGGCCGTGACATCAGAGCCGGTGCCCCAGTTCAGGGCCACGTCGTCGGCGATGATGTAGGTGGTGCTGACGCCGCCAGGGATGGTCACGGTGCCATCACCCTCGACGGTGAACAGAACAGCACCAGAGTCGTTCTGGACTTCGAAGCTCGTGGCCGCCGTGTCCGTTCCCAGACGGAAGATGGTGCTTCCGGTGGCGATGGGGTTGTCGCACACGATGTCGGTGTCCGACTCGATGGCGAAGACGGGGGACGATGCGACATCGACCTCCTCGTCCGAAATCCAGAGGTACAGCTTCCGGAGTGCGTGGCCTTCCGGGTTGCGGTAGCGGTCAGGGCCCTTTGCCATTTTTCATCTCCCAACCTGTCTGAAACAGGCAACCTGCCTTGTAGCAGGCAAGGTCTTGGTGGTGGTCACTTGCGCTTGTTCTTGTTCTCTCCGGTGTCCTTCCGGATGGCACAGCGGGTGGCGATGGCCTTGGCCTCGTCTGCCGGGGTGCCGTTCTCTCGAAGCTGGTTGGCCATCCTGTCGACGGCTTCCCTCCCATGACAGCCCGTTCCGCTGGACGGAACGCTGTCCGGAATCTTGATGAACTTCGACCAGTCCATCACGCCTTCTTCCCCTTCTTGGCCTTGGGCGGTGTGGCGAGCAGGGGCTTGATGGCCGCCGCTGCCTCCAGGAGCTTGTCGTGGGCCGCCTCGATGTCACCGGGGGCCATGAGCCCGTCGATGTAGCCGATGGCCTCCCACGCGAGCGCACGGGCCTCACGGAGCGTTCGCTTCTCGACGGCAGCGGGGAGCATGTTCAGCTTGGCCGGGGTCGGAGTACCCATCACTTCTTCTCCTTGCCCTTGACGGGCTCTCCGCTGTACTGGCGCTGCCAGTCAGCGATCATCTTGTCCCGCTTCTCGACGGCGGCATTGAGGCCGATTTCCACGGCAGCCATGCCGATGCGGGGGTCGTTCTGGTAGCGGCTGATGCGCTTCTCCAGAACCTCCAGCTTGTCCTCCAGAATCTCTTCGGCCATCTGGGGGATGAGGCCAGCAGCTTCCAGTTCCCGCAGCCACTTGATGTAGCCTTCCAGGTCGAACCGCTTGCGGAGCTTCCCGTTGCCGATCTTCGACCAGGACTCGAAGGTCAGGGCGTGGTGCCACTGGCCCGTCTTGGTGCGGTGCCTGCGGAGGTAGTCACCACCAGGGATGCGCTTGTCCTTCCGGTCGAGGATGACAGCACCCTTCACAGCCTGCATGGCTGCGATGGCGGGCACGGGGTTGATGCGGGCATCGGGGCCACCCTTGTCAGCCTGAACTCCGTTGCAGCCGGGCTTGTGGGTGATGGCGGTCAGGTCGGGATACCACCCGTGGTCGCCGTCCCATGCCCATCGAGTCGGGACATGGCAGAGCGTGAACTGCGCCCGAATCTTGCGGGGCTTCAGGGGCAGGTGGTTGGACGTGTCGGCGGCATCGGGGATTGCTTCCCCCGCGCCTTCGTATCGTTCGTAGGTCTGTGCGGGCATCAGAGTCTCTGGCCTCCCGGCTTGTTGTCAAGGGTGAGCACCCCCGCACCTCGCCAAAGGGTCTGGTGCGGGGGGCAAGAACGAATCAGGTCTAGGCGTCGTCGCTGGAGATGAGGACGCCACGGAGGTCTTCGGCCTCGGAAACGGCGGGGTAGTAGTTCCCGACGATCCGCCACTCGGCCTGGGTGTCATCCCACGCGAGGGTCACGAAGCACCTGGAGTCCTGGAGTGCGATGCGCCGGTCGATGTTCGGCGTGATCTTGGAGGGGTTCACCTCGGTGTAGGCGAAGGCACCCATCGAGTACATCGCGTTGTCCATGGTCGCACCGGCGTCCACGACGGAATCGCTCTGGTAGAACTCGACACCCTGCCATGTTCCCTTGAAGCCGGGCCCCTTGGCGGCCAGCATCTCGGCGGTCGCGGGGAGGAACTGGTTGGCACCGGTCTCACCACGCATCGAGTTCTGGAACTCGTTCCAGGAGTTCGCCGCGAGGACGCAGGTGTACGGGCCGACGTTGTTCGTCGCCTGAAGCTGGTAGATGGCGTCGTAGATGTAGTCCACGTTCAGGTCGATGCCAGCGCCGCCTCCGACACTCTGGGACAGAGCACCGAACAGAGCACACAGGAGGTCGGTGAACGTCAGGCCCGTGGTGTTCGCGATGATCTGGGCGATCCTCGGGATGTCCAGGGAACCGGGGCCGGGGTTCGTCAGGGCGTAGATGTCAGTCGGGCTGAACATCAGGGCGTACCGGGCGAACGTCAGGCTGAAGCTGGCGTCCACGAACGCGGTGTTGGCCACTGCCGTGGTCTCACCGGGGGCCGCCATGGCGTAGTCCACGTCGATCTGCGGGGTCTTCAGAACCGTCGAGCCCATCGCATCGAAGTTCACGAACTTGCAGGTGCTTCGCAGGTCGGTGGGGTCGTACAGAAGCTCCTGAACTTCGCGATTCAGGAGGGCCGCAACGCGCATGTCGCCTGCGCCTGCATAGGTGATCTCGTCAGCCATAATGGCAATCCTTCACCAGCCGAAGCCGGTTTCTTGGGGTTGTGTGCCCCTGCCCGAAGGATCGCCAGTTAACGTCCGCGAAGACGAGGTTGGCGGGGAGTGGGAGGATCATACCCCACTACCCCACCGTGTTCAAGATTTGAGCACGAGGCCCATGTTCAAGATTTGAGCACGGGCCCTACAGCTTCACGTCCTTCAACAACTGCTCGCGGTGGGCTTGGTACTCCTCTCGACTCATGGCAGCGATCTTGTCGATGTCCATCCCGCTCGTGTTGTTCGGGGTGGTCGAGCCATCCACTGCCTTGACCGGCTTCGCCTTCGTGGTGCCCTGGGTGCCCGTGAAGGGTGTCAGGACGGTGGGCTCGGTCGCCTTGTACTCCTGGAACCAGTCGGTGAACGAGGGCTTCTCCTTGCCATCCTCGACGGGCAGGTGGTCGTACTTGTATCGCAGGTAGTCCGTGATTTCGGCATCGTGGATGCCCTCACGAGCCAAGTCGATGAGGTTGTCCGACCAGCCCTTGTCCTTCTCCAACAAGGTCGCCTTCTCGGTTGCGGCGGTCACCTCCTGTTGGAGCTTGGTCAAGGCGTTGGTGTGCCCGGCCTTCAGTTCGGTGACGCTGGCCCTGAGCGTTCCCAGTTCCTCGATGGTCTTGTTCTTCAGCGCCACGAGTTCAGCGAACCGCTCATACGTGACGTACTTGCCACCGTCCTCACGCTCACTGCCCTTGACGATTTCCACGTCTTCATCGGCCTTGACGGTCGTGGTCTCGGTGCCGTCAGCTTCATCAGCCATTGGTCTGTTCCCCCTGTTCGGTGTTCATGTCTTCTTCTTCATCGTCGTCCTCGATGCCCTCAGCCGGGTTCATCTCGGTGCCCGGCTGGGCCAGGACGCGGTTGCCCGCCACGGCCATGACAGCCCTGACCAGATCATCCACCGTCGCTGCACCAGCCTGAAGCAGTTCCATCGGGTTCTCCAGGGCGGCCTCGATGGCAGCGGCTTCGAGGATGGCCTTGATGGCATCCTCGTCCGAGGCGTTCACGAACTCCTGCTTGTACTGGTCGACGCGGGACAGGAGGCCGACCTGATTCAAGGCCGTCGAATACTGGAGGCGTTCCATGCGCTCGGTGATGGCCTCGTCGGGCGGCTGGTAGGTGATGCTGTAGCCGATGACGGGGAGGTCGGGTGTGCCCTCTGGGGACAGCAGGTTGTAGACCATCGCCATCTTCTGCATCAGTTCGATGTCGCCCCGTCTGAACTGCGGTTCCATCGCCAGGGCCATGCGGCGCTGGGCGCTGCGCTTCAGTTGGATGGCGTACCCGCTCTGGGCGTTGCCAGTGACCTGCTCCACGTCGGCGGGGTGGACTCCCAGGGTGCTGACCATGGTGCGCTGGTACTGGAGGATGGCCAGGGCGTACTTTTCGACATCGACGGGCACCTCGAAAGTTCCGGTTGAGCCTGTGGTATCCCCTTCGCTCTTGAACATCAGCACGCTGTCGGGGCTCGTGGTGACCCGACCCACGGTCGCAGCACCCTCGGGGCGATGAGAGACACCTGCCAGGGCGAGGTCGATGGTGTACTTCTGAACCCAGGACGCATCCCGCATGATCTTCTGGTAGTTGTTCCAGAGAATCGCTACCTCGAAGGCCCCGTCTACGAGTTCGCACCACTCGAAGGCGTCCCACACCTTTGAGGTCGGCATGGCGTGGTAGAGGACGAACGGCAGGAAGGGCTCACCATCGGAGTCGATGTACGGGTAGGGCTCGGCAGCTTCCTCCTCACCCAGAATCTCCGCTGTCCAGTCCACGCCGCTGGCGTCCTCGATGCGGAAGCTCCCGCCGTCCTTCTTCGACCAGACGTTCCAGAAGGCTCGGTATTCCATGATGCCGGCCTCGGGGTTCTTGACGTGGCGGACGCGGGCCTCCCGAATGACCTCGATGTCGTCGGGGTCTCGGGCGGGGGTCTCGATGGTCACGGTGTCAGGCGTGACTAGGCGCAGCTTCACGGTCTCTTCGGACTTCGACCACTCGATGCAGTACAAGGACTCCCGGAGACCTACGACGTAGAGGGCGTGGCGCTGGGCCAACTGCCAGACATGCGCCGCGTCGTGCATCTCTGCCACGGCCTTGTCTTGCTCGGAGTCGGCGTCCTGGATGCTGATGTTTGGTGACCTGTCGTAGAGCACCGGGCCGATCTGCATCGACAAGCTCTTGAACAAGTTGATCGCCCTGGAGAGCCGCCCCAGGTTCGATGCCCGCTTGATGTTCAGCGTGGCGACCAAGTGGGAGGCGAGGTCGTCCTGCCAGTTCCCATCCAGCATTCGATGGCGTAGGGCTGTCTCCTCCCAACGCACCTGATCGTATCGGTCGGACGGTGTGATGAATGTCTCGTTCGGTGTCGCGGGCATGTTCAGCCTCCAGTCAGTAGCCTACATAGAGCTTGGAATAATCCCCAGCCCAGCCAGCCAGTAT